AACGAAACCCCGCCGCTTTTAGCATCCATAAGCCTTGCAGCGGCTTGCTCTTGCGGAGTTAATGGCTCTCCCATCGCAGCTTTCATAAAAGCACGTTCCCCAAGCTTATCAACATCCAATTGTTGAGATTTTGCGATCTCGGCCTGCGCGAGTTGTTTCTTCAGCTCAAACTCTTGCTGCAACCGTTGGTAATCGCCAATAGAGTTAGTTCCGCCCCTAATTATTTGAGCCATGTTATCTAAAGGCATCTTATTAACCCTCCGTTAGCTGTACAAACCAGCCAGAATTTCAGCAATTGTTTTATTCCGCGTATCAGCTTTTGCCAAAGAAGCCGCTCCCTGCACGTTTCCTTGCCCCATGTAAATATCACCCAAAGCACCAGCACTTTGTAAGCCTTGACCGCCCAGACTCGCAAGCTGTTGGTTTTGTGCTAACCAGCGGTTATAAGCATCTCCGTATTCAGTCGCCGCCAAGCTTTGTGCCCTATCTTGTGCCGCCTTAATAGCTGCGCCAGATTGCGTCATACCTGTAGATGATAAAGACCTATCCAAAGCCTTCTGTGACTCTCCAACCCTGAATTGGTAACCAGCATCAGAAGCCAAATCAGAAGGATTGAACCCTTGCGAAAGGTTTCCGCTCAAAGCCTTTTGTGCGTTTAATCCAATTTGGTTATAAGGCTCTAATCCGAGCGCAGCCCTATCACCGCCCATTAGGGCTTTCTTGGTCGCCTCACTGATAGCTTTATTGGAATTGTAATCGCTGTAAATTGAAGCGATTGGAGATAGTAAAGATTTCATGTTTTGGATTCCTCCGCTTTCTTGCCCAGAAGGAAAAAAACTTCCCAAATCTGGAATTGTTCTAGTAACTGCTCCCGTAATACCTGTTCCCGCCGTTGGCCCTTGCAATGCTGCGTTTCCGCTAGTTGTCGCCAGAGGAGTCCCCGCCGGAGTTCCAAGTCCGCCGCCTTGAACGTAACCGAGGCCACCGCCGAGCGCGGCCCCTATAAGGGCATCTTTCGGGTCTTTGTTCACAATGCCGCCGGATGCCCCCGTAAGCGCGCCAGTAAAGGCAGACTGGCCAGCTTGGGATGTAATTCCTAAACTAGACCCAAGAGAAGATCCATAACCACCTGTAAGCCCACCAAGGGCCGCACCCTTCAAAGCCCCACCAAGTTTTCCTGAAGAAAGGTATCCGCTCGCCGCTCCTGATAAGGCCCCCTTAGCAGCAGCACCAGCTGCGAAGTTTAGACCGCTCGCAGCTTCCCCCGCTGCCATGCCGGAACCTAATCCAGCCCCTCCCACTAGCCCACCAAGGGCGGCCCCACCTAACAGTGAAGCCCCAACGCCTATCCCTAAAGGGACAACAGTGCGCATTACTTTGTTTATGCCGCTGTTTTTTTCTTCTGCCCTAAGTCTTTTAACTTCCGCGTCCCTCGATGCGTAAACATTCCCTTCAAGATTTGGGTCAGACGCATAAGAGGGGGAAATCATGTTGGCTGAAAGTGTGGTGTTCAAATCAGACGGAACATTATTTGGGTCAACTAATGGATTATAGCTTGCGTTTGACCGCATAGATGCAATCGTGCTTTCCAACGCTTGCCGTTTTCCAGCAATCGAGTCGTTAGCAAGAGAGCTTTTTCCCGTCCAATAATCATGGTTAGGATTGTTTAGAATGGCCTCTAGGTTCTGAATTTGCGTGGCGTTAGAATTAACGCTCGAATTGTAATCAGCCACAACTTTATCCCAAACAGACCTCGGGAACTGCATTGGTTCAGAACCAGCAGAGTTAAGAGTGACGTAATCAGTTCCGACTTGTGTGGTAAACCTTGGAATTGTTGCCATTACCTAGCTACCCCTAGAGCTATAATCGTTACAGGAACCGCTACGGCGGACCAAGCGGGTACATAAATTCTGTTTGTTGTGGAAACAATATGGCCGACCCCGCCACCTACCCCACCAGCTACGGCAAAGCATACCGAGTCAGATTCAAAAGTAAGTGGGAAGTTTTTGATGTAAGTGGTTCCAGCCACCGCCGTGGTGCTAGTCGCTGGGGTAATTGTTATCGAGGCGAAACAAAATTGGTTGTTTAATTTGTGGTAATGGCCCGTGATAGTTGGGTCTCCGACCGTGGTCAGATTTTCGAACTCAGGCGTGAAATTGCTCCCAAAGTCACCCTCGAAAAGCTGATTGAAAAACAGTATCCAAGGGAGTTTTGGCAAGCCGTTTTTTTCTGCCAAAATCTCGTTAATTGGAGGAGGATCAAAACTCATCGCAAATTAGAACCTATAATCGCCACTTTGACCGGATCAGTGATTTCTATTTCAAAGGTCATCTGCTCGGTTATCCCTAAGCGGCGAAACTCAATTTTTTGTTGATATTGCCCTACAGCTCCGATGGTTGCTGTGTAGGCATCCGACCAAGTACGCGCCCCATCTTTTGAGAGCCTAAGCGTGACAAGGGGGTTAGAACCCTGACCAGTTTGTAAGCCAACTCCGGCTTCAAACCCTATTTCTAGCGAATTATAGCGTATTCTTTTCCCGCTGTCACTCAAATGCGTATAAATTCTTTTGCGAGAAACTAAATCACCGTCATCAGTGTAGAAGTCTAAAGACTGCTCGTAGATTTTACCATTGCGGCGGTCACCAACCAAATGCTTGCCAAAGGCGAAGGCGTGGCAGCCAGCCAAATCTGTTTCGTAATTTCCGTCACCATTCAAGTAAGCTCGCTCGTGCCATTCTTGGGTCAGCAAATCATAAACTAGCGTTGTCGCAAGACCGCCTCCGGTTAGAACATAGAACGTGTTTCCTTCTTCCTGATAAACATAGCTGCGCATATTATTAGGATCAGTCGCATGGCTAATTAAAATTTCAATAGGGGTTGTTGAAATGCGAACGGGGGTGAATCCCTGCGCCCGATAAACGATACCCTGACCCAATTTGTCACGGCCCACCCAAATAACAGAGTTATCAATTTCAACAGCGGTAAACGGCGAAAGAATGCCCGTTTGCATCTTGGCTCCGGAAATACGCCGGAACGGGAACAGCGAATCCCCCGTATTTGTCCAAACTTCTGTTGTCTCGCTCCCAAAAAGCCACATTTGCCCGATAGCGTTTACGACAGACACCAAGTTATCAGGAGAGCTTTCCGCCGTGGCAAAGTCCAAAGCATCCCACGAGGAAAGACCGTCATTTATTCCAGAGATGTAAAATCTTCCTGTGTTATTTTCATTAACTACAAAATAGCCATCAATGAACGTAACAATTCCGACACTGGTCGGGAAAGAGGCGAGAGTTATTTTTTGAAAGTCATTTGTGGAATAAGTCAGAATATAAAGTTTAGAGCCGTCACAAATGGCTAATTGTGTATTGTTCTCAGCCATTGTTACAATGCCATCTGAGCTGTCTAAAGAACCAAGTTCTACACCGGAACCCAATGAATCAACCTCATACAATTTTGAACCAGATACAGCAAAAAACCTGCCATTGGCAGAAGTAAACTCTTGGCGGATAGGCCCTAGACCGATGTTAGCGAATAACCGCTTGCCCGCCGTTCCGTAAAGCGCAGAAACTTCCTTCCCACCGTCATCTTTAATCGGAAACAGATTCACCGTCCTTTGCGCATTAAATGGCAAAGACCGCTGTTGATAAGACCCGCCAACAAGCCCAATTTTCATGGCCAACCCGTATAAATATTGCCTTGTTGTTCAACTTTCGGCTCCCATTTCATAGGGCGAGACGCAATGATAGCCTTCTTAATCAAAGCGCGGCTGTCATCTGCAATCATTTTGACTTCTTGCGTGGCTGGCTGCCCGTATTCCGAGAACATCTCAAGCGCAAGGTTATAAATCAGCATACGATTCCATCCAGCAGGCAAATCAACAGTCTGGTTAATCGTGAATTGCGAAAGCTGCTTTTCGGATAGAATGAAAAGTTGGTAATTTGAATCTGGTACAGGATATAGCTTTACGACCCCCAAAGGGTAGTCATTTGAGAAATTCAAACCACAGGGTATGCCGCTAGTGGATTTAACCGCAATGCTGTAATATTCCTCATCCGAAAGTATGTCTAACGGATAGTCAACATTCCCAGAGCGGATAAAGGCGGAGATAATCTTAACAGGGCGAGCCGTATTAAAAGCCCCCCCTGTTCCGATTGTATAACTACCAGTGCCACCGGATAATGTAAAATCTTCAGAGTATCTGGCGTAAATGACCATGCTGTCATTAGAGAAGCTCGACAATAAATCGTTCAGCATCTCCAGCCCATCTTGTGCCTCATCAGCAGAAGGGTTTTCAGTTTTGGTTAGTACGCCAACTTTTCTCATGGCAGATTTTATAATACCCAGAGCAGTTGTCATTTTTGAGCTTCCTCAATTAGTTTTTTGATAGTTTCGTAACTGCATCTGTGATGGTATTTAAGGCCAAGTTTATTGGCCTCCTCTTTCAGGGCTTCAATATCTGGGTAAACTTCCTCTCCCTCGCAAGCCCATCCATCTTTTTTCAAAGCTGGTATAAGTGAGGAATCATCTGACAGATATTTAACACCACCATCTTTGATTAGTGTGACCATTAGCTTATAATCCTATAATTATAAACACTTGTATCACTCGCTGTTGCGCCAACGGTAAATCCAGTCCCTGCTGTAATCGTTTTGACCGATGGATAAGCTCCGACTGTTCCGCCGACCGTTTTCAGGGTAAAGATAATCAGAGAATTAGCAGTTACTGCCGTATTAGCGACCGTCACAGGGGTTGCGCCATTGGCCGTGAACGTTCCGCTTGATCCGTAAAGTTCGCTAAAGTTATTATTGATTTTATTTTTAAGGTCTTGGGTAAAAGATCCCTCGCCTACTAATACTTGTCTTGTCATTTTTATTTCTCCGTAATGTTAAAGAAAGAAGGGGAGGTAACGCCTCCCCCTCGTTAATTAGCTCGTTGCACGAACAGACCATTCAGGACGCTTCGCACAAAAACCACCCAAGAAGTCAAGGCGCAAAATCAGCTTATCCGTTAAGACGCTGTAATCACGAATGACGCGGATAGTCATGCCATCAACGGTTTTTTGTTCAGCCATATCAAGGCCCGATGGGGTGACCAAAGGAACCGAAACCATAGTGAATGCTGACTTGTGGTAAGCCAAGTTCTGAACATAACCAGTCGAAGCGGAACCAACCGGAGTGATTGCCGCACCATCAACAGGGAAAGCTGTAATGTTTTGCAAGCCCACGGATGCCGAAGTATAGAAAGGCTCCGTCAAAGTCAGGGTTGCATAACCAGAACCATCGGCAGTCACATCAGCAGCAACAACCCATTGTTTCAGATAACCAAGGTCAGCTTTAGTAATAGGGTGAACTGCATTAACGCTAGCAATTGTAAAAACAGTCCCTTTTTTCACCGTACCGGTAGTCGTTGTTAGAGCTTCAACAACTAAGGTTGTTTGGCCTTCGGTTGATACAGTTGTCCGAACTTCGAACACCACGTCATTGCCATTGGTATGAATAGGCAACAGGTTGTTTGACAAAAATTCAAACCCCATTCCGTTACCCATGCGGCCCTTAATGTACTGATTACTAACTTCTTTCGAGCTATTAAAAAGACCTTTGTTAGCGTTAACAGCAGAACGTTGTGCAGCGGGGTTCAAAAGCATATAACGGTTGTCTGGATCAGGGCAAGCGAACTCGTCAATTTTCTGGCCAGCAGACAAAATCGTATCCATATCGAATACTGTTGACCCGGGAGTACCAACTAAGTTTGCTGTTGCATCCATTGCTTGATCCAAGAAAGAGGCTTCAATTTTTTGAGCCATCTCGGAAATAGCAGGGTCCAAAATACGGTTAACCCAAGATTTAAGAGCCAGTTCAGTTGCAATTTCAGCAGACGTTAGAGCAATAGCCGTAACGCGCCGCTCGTTCAAAGTAAGCGCAACTTTTTCTTCCTTCACATCCTGAATCGCCGAAGTGATGTCGGCGTTCGTTCCTGAAACGAAACGGGCGTTTTTGTTGATGTAGATAGTATCACCAGCATTAAATCCGTTTTTACCAGAGTATTCGCTAGGGTCTAGTTTATCAATAGTTTGGCAGAATTGCGTTTTATCGGCCAGCATTTTGGCCGCCATTGACGCAATAACGCCCGGAGCGTCTTTCATAGTTTGAATATCATTAGCCATTTTTTTTATTCCTTACGATTTACGCCACTTGTCAAGTTCACTTGGTGACATTTGAGAAAGCGGCTTGGTTGTTGTTTTCCCCGCGCCTTTCAGAGAACCAATCGGCTGGGGTGCTTGTATCCTTGGTTTTGCGGCTTGCTGTAAATACTGCTGGCCGCGAATTTCTGCTTGAACAAGATGGGCCGCAGCAATGTGTGGGGCCATATAGTAAAGGTCTTGTAACCTTCCTTCTTTGGCCAGTGCGTAAGTTGCGGCAGGAGCATTATCAATCTCAAACATCAGAGCCTCGATGTGGGGAGGCATCGCCTGAATGACCGCGTTGTTCTTACTAATGACGGCCTTTACATCTTGATTGCTATTGAGCAATTCAGACATGGTTTCGGCCATAATTTGCACTTGTTGCTGCCTGACCATGTTTTGCTCGTTTTGCAAATGGTCAATCTGCTGTTTTTTAGCTTGTTCCGCTAATTTTTGGTCTAAAGTGTAGCTTTGATCCGCCTTCATATAATCAATCACACTTTCGAAATGTCCCATTTCTGGCGCATTCGATGTGGTTGTATTCTGGCTTTTCAATTGCTGAATTTGCGCATCAAGAGAACGAATCCTTGCGCGTTGATTGTCGATATAACGATTTTTCTTATTCAACGCTTTTTTGATTGTTTTCATTTCCTTGGAAATGTCGCCTCCGTCATCGGCATCTTCGCCGTCTGTCTTTGGTTCTGTTTCGGAAATGTCTTGTTCGCTATCGTCTGTTTCGACTACGGAAATATCCGTATCTTCAGAAGCGTCCGCACTAGTGGCTGCTTGGCCATCAGTATCAATGTTAATCATTCTATCCTCTTTTATTTTCCCTGTCAATTATTTGGCAGAGATTAGGCAATGGCCCAATTTTAGAGCAGCTAATCAATGTCTTGTTCGCCGCTAATCTGGTTGAAAGAATTTTCTTCAATTTGCTGTGCTCTGGCTTGAGCGTTCAAAATCATTTCCCGCTCTTTTAGCTGAAGCTCAGCTATTTTGATTTCTAACTCTTTTTCTTTGATTTCGAGTTCGCGCTGCTTTATTGCCGTGTCGCTCATGCCTTCGCGCTCTTGAAGCTGGAGCTTCATTACCTCAAGTTCCGCTTTTGCCTTTTCAGCCTCTGCCTTTAGCTGGCTATCCATTGATTTTATTTGCAGCTCGCCTTGCTTGTTGTCCAGTTGCTGTTTAACAGCTTGCATTTCTGCACCGATAGCCTGAAACGATTGCTTCAATTGTTCGTTTTCTTGCTTCAAAGCCATAACAGCGGGGTCTTCGGCTTCCTCTTCCAGTAAGTGAGGGGGAACGAGTTTTTTCATTCGCTCGGAAAGTGCTTGTGCGCCCGGGAAGTCCATGAACTTAAACATCAGATCCCCCGCGACCTCAATAAGTTGTGGCTGGGACTGTATGACCTGCTGGAAGAACTCGGCTGCCTCTTCGCGCATAGTTGCATACGATGCGCCCGTGGTCACTGAAACGTTATATTTACCTTCAGCAAGGAAAAACGAACGCTCTTGCCCTTCAGCTAAAGCCCCATTGATGCCAACTTCTTCACTCAATTCCTCTTTTCCTACAATCCGGATTATTTCACGATCGGAGTGAATAACGGGAATAGCTGAAACAAGTATCCTCCCCACATGGGCAATGGAACGAACAAGGTTATCGCCAAAGTGATAAACAGCGCGGTCACCTTCCATCTTACGCTGCTTAATAGCGACACCGGAGGTTTCGTTTGATCTTTGGCCTATGAAAGCATTGTAAAGACCCAGCGTAGACTTAATATCATCTGAAGCCCTTTGCATGGCATTAACAATGCCAGAAGGGATTTGTGGTCCGGGGTTAATTTGTGGAGCAGGGGCAGGGTTTCCTCTAGCATCCGTCTGGTCATACCGCAAAACAATTGCATTGTCTGGGTCTTTGTAATCTTCCGCATAGGCTTCGGTTGTCCCTCCGACAGCGAGAATCGTCGCCTTGGGAGATTTCATCAGCAATTCGGCTTCTGTTGAAGCCCAGAAATTATAACGGCGTTGCGGGTCTTTGGATTTGCGAATTAGGGAGTGCAAACAACGCTTCCCGTCTCTCCAAGCTTCTTCGCCATACACAGGGACAAGAGGGATGTATTTGCCTGGGAATGTCGTTTCCTTGAGAATATCATCTCCTGAAAGGTGATAGCGTTTAACAACGCTCCTGACCACCTCCCGAACTTCAGAATATTTTTCACCCTCGGCAACTTCAATAACAGAGCCATCTTCAAGCTTGGCTATATTGATTAACTCTTCTTCGATTTCAAAATATTCGCAGAGTGTTATTTTTT